ACTGCTGTTCCTAATCAAATGTATGGTGATAAGTTTAGAGAAGCTCAAGGAGAATATTTAGCATCACAAGGTTTAGCCACAGCAAGAACGATTGTAGATGCAACTGGAAAAGAATTTACAGTTTACGATAAATCAAAACCTTTAATGGATGCTGTCAATAGAACAAGGATTCCATTATCAAGACAAATGTATGAATCTCAACAACTATTTACTCAAATAGCTGGAGCTATAGGTACAGCAATAAGTGGTATGCCTTCATTCTTTAGTGCAGCATATTATGCTAGTAAAAAACCATATAGCAAGTATGTTGGAGATTATATGGAAGGTGCAAAAAAAGGTGTAGGCAATCAAACAATTTCATCAAACAAAAATCAAACAAGCAACAATATTACAACTACTGCTCAAATGAATGCTGATTTTAATGAAGCTCAAAAAGGTGATGAAAAGGCTTTGAAAAGAGTTCAAGCATTAGCTAAGAGTGGAGAAGCTGGTAGCCCTAACAGAAAGTTTTTAGTTACATCAGCAAAAACATTCTTAGGTTCAATGAAATCTGGTGGTAACTTTTAATGCCATATATGCCTTATCCTCAAGATGATGCACCATACTCAGGTAACGATCCTAGAGTAGCTTCTTTTATAAAAAAGTTTAGAGATGCTGAATACATCTTCGATCATTGGAAAGATAAATACGAAGAAGCATATGAATATACAATGCCTCAAAGAGAATCTTTTTACGAAGAAACAATAGGCGAAAGAAGAACAGATAAAATATTTGACGAAACAGCTGTAGTAGGTATTCAAGAGTTTGCTTCAAGACTACAAGCTGGAATGGTTCCAACCTATGGGCGTTGGGCAAACTTTGAAGCTGGTTCTGAAATACCTGATGATGCAATACCACTAGTTAATGAACAACTAGATGCTATTACTGAATATGTGTTTGAAGTATTAGGTGGCTCAAACTTTAATCAAGAAGTACATGAAGCATTCATGGACTTAGCTATTGGAACAGCTGTTCTTCTAGTAGAAGAAGGTGATAGTCTTAATCCTATAAACTTTCAAGCAATACCTCTACCAAGAGTAATGCTTAACAATGGCCCAGATAATAAAATAGATACAATCTTTAGAACTAGATACATTAATTACAATCGTCTTATGGCTGCATACCCCAAAGCAGAAATGTCGCCAGAAATGTTAAAGAAGATTTCAGATGATGGTCATGCTAAAGCAAAAGTAGTAGAAGGTGTTTTCAAAGTTTACGATAAGCCTAACGAAGAAATATATAAATACTGTGTAGTTTGTATGGATATGCAAGAAATGATTTTAGAAGTAGAACTAAAAGGAGTAGGTGCAAATCCTTATATTGCATTTAGATGGAATAAAGCATCAGGAGAAGTTTATGGTCGTGGCCCAGTATTTAATGCTATGGCTGCAATTAAAACTACAAACTTAACAGTAGAACTCATCTTACAAAATGCTCAAATGAGTATATCTGGTATCTATACTTTTGAAGATGATGGAGTAATAAATCCAGAAAATATTGCACTACAGCCCGGTAGTCTAATCCCTGTAGCACCAAACAGCAGAGGATTACAAGCACTACCAGCAGCTGGTAGGTTTGATGTAGCTCAGTTAATCTTAGGAGATATGAGAGCAAATATTAAAAAGGCTTTATACATGGAAACATTAGGTAGACCTGAAGGTACACCAATGTCAGCTACTGAAGTAGCAGAAAGAATGTCCGATCTATCACGACAAATAGGATCGTCATTCGGTAGATTACAATCAGAGTTTGTTACACCCTTACTAAGAAGGGTAATTAGAATATTAACAAAACAAGGTAAGATTCAAATCCCAACAGTTAATAACAGAGAAGTAAAAGTAGTATCTACTTCACCATTATCTAAAGCACAACATCAACAAGATATTGCAGATGTAATGAGATTCTCTGAAATATTGGGAACTACTTTTGGCCCACAAATGTTGAACATGGTAGTCAAACAAGATGAAATAGCTAGATATTTAGTAGATAAAATGAATTTACCAGAAAAATTAGTAAGAACAGCAGAAGAACAACAAGAAATAGTTTCAAGGTTGCAATCACAACAACAACAGGCTAATATGCAGCCAAATGAGTTGGGAGAAACTACAAACCAAGAAGTCCAATAAAACAGAAACAACAGACATAGATAAAGTGTTTGCTTCTGTCTTTAATCAGCCTGATGGCAAAAAAGTATTGGAATATTTAGAATCACTAACCATAAACGCATTTTGTTCGCCACAATCGAATGACCAAACGCTATGGCATTTAGAAGGACAAAGATGGATAGTGGGATTATTAAAAAGCAAAGCAAAAAGAGGTACAGTAAATGAGTGAAGATCAATCAACTGAGAATACAGAAGCTAGTACAGAAACAGAGATACCATCTTATGTTCCTGAAAAGTTTTGGAATAGTGATCTTAATGAAGTAAATGTTGAGGAGCTTGGAGCTTCTTACAAAGCATTAGAAAAAAAATTAGGTCAAAGGACTGAGGAGTTAGCTGGTAATATTAGAGAAGAAGTATTAGCTGATATTAGTGGTCAAGCACCTGAAAAGTATGAAATGGTAATGCCTGAACTACCAGATGGTGTTCAGATAGATGTTGATCCAGAACAGCCATTATTAAAATGGTGGGAAGAAACAGCTAGATCAAAAGGTCTTAGTAATGAAGATTTTAACAAAGGCATAGAAGCATTTGTACAAAATGAAATAGCTGGATTACCAGATAGAGATACACAATTAAATCTATTAGGTGAAAATGCTACACAAAGAATAGAATCAGCTGATCTATGGGCAAAAAAGAATCTAAGTGAAAGTAGTTATGCAGCTATAGCTAATATGGCTAGTACAGCTGAAGGAGTAAAAGCAATAGAAGAAATTATGGCTTTAAACAAAGATGCTCCTATACCTACTACTGAAACAAAAGTAGATGTTCAACTTGATCCACTTGATCTTAGATCAATGATGGCTGATGAAAGGTATTGGAAAGATGGAGCAAAAGATCCAGCATACATCAAAAAAGTCTCAGACCTATACGAAAAATACGCAAACAAAGCGTAAAAGAGTAAAAATACTTTGGAGAGATGCTATTAGTCATGCTGAATGGCTCTCTCCTACAGATGCTAAAAACTATAAACCAGCTATAAATACTACAGAAGGCTACTTACTAGAAAAAAATAAACACGCCACAATAGTTTATATGTCCTACAATGATACGGATATTGGCGATACAACTGTAATTCCTACAGAAAATATTAAATCATTTAAATTTGTGCGTTGAATCTTAGGTATTTTTATGTAAGTGATTGCATATAAGACCTCAGATGGCATTAGGATCGCCCTTTCTAAGGATAACGATTGCTTCCAAAAGAGATAATCTTTTTACATATAAACAAATAACTCAAAGGAGATAAAATGAGTGCAACTATAACCAATGCTTTTATTACTCAGTTTGAAGCTGAAGTACATATGGCATATCAAAGAATGGGTAGTAAGCTCAAGAACTTAGTCCGAGTAGTTAATGGTGTATCAGGTGAATCTGTTAAGTTCCAAAAAGTAGGAACAGGTGAAGCAACAACTAAAGCTAGACACGCTGAGGTTGTAGCGATGAACATTTCACACACAAATGTAACAGCAACACTTGCTGACTTTTATGCATCAGACTATGTCGATAAGTTAGATGAGCTAAAAACTAACATTGACGAAAGATCAGTTATTGCAAACAACGCAGCTTATGCTCTTGGTCGTAAAACTGATAGTATATTAACAGATGCTATGGCTTCTGCTACAACACTAGCAAACAATGCTGGTGCTCAAGGTGGAACAGTAGCAACAGACATGAATGTTGATAAGTTCCAAGAAATGCAAGCCTTATTTGGTACAAATGATGTGCCAGATGATGGTCAGCGTTACTGGGCTATTGGGCCAAACCAATGGTCAAACTTATTAGATGACGATCAATGGTCAAGAATGGAATACATTGGTTCTAACGAACTACCTTTTAGTGGTATGAACTATACAGCTAAGAAGTTCTTAGGATTCTTAGTATTCGTACATTCTGGACTAGACACATCTGGTTCAACAGACAGACACACAATCGCATGGCACAAATCATCAATGGGTCTAGGCGTTGGCTCTGAAGTAAGAACAGAAGTAAACTACATTCCTGAGAAGGTAGCTCACTTAATGACTTCTTACTTATCAATGGGTTCAATCCTTATTGACACCAATGGTATTAGAGTGCAGAAGTGTGCAGAGTAGGAGTAAATAATGGCATACGCAACTTCAAATCCCGTAAAAAAAATCTCTCAAATGGGAGATACTAACTCGCTATGGTACTACTCTGACGGAGATGCTATAGGAACTATTGATGATGCAGATTACTTTCTAGCTTCAACAGCAGACTTAACAGCTGGTGATGTTATTATAGTAAATAGTGGTGGATCAAATGGTGTTGTTGATATCTTAATTGTATCAGCTGCAACATCCTCTACAGTAACAACTGCATTATTATCATAATGATATTGGGGGGTTTTATACCCCCCACTAATGTAAAGGATTAATTATGGCAATAACAGTAGCAGCAAGAGCATTAGCAAAAAAGTTTCTTAAAAATAAAAAGCTAAAAAAAGCAATCAATGTAACTACAGAACAAACAAATAAATTAAAAAATGTTGTTAAATCAAGTGCAGCAAAAGTAGCTGCCTCAGGAGCTGTTACAGGAGCTGCTGCAAAAGCTAGTCAAGCTGGTAAAGCTGCTATGGCAAAAGCAAAACCAGCTGTACAAAAAGTAAAAGAAAAAGCAAAACCAGTAGTAGAAAAAGCAAAGCCAGTTTTAGAAAAAACTAAAAATGTAGCAAAAGATACAACAACAAAAGCTAGTGCTGCCGTAGGTGCTGGAGTAGCAGCAACAAAAAAAGCAGCAACTAAAGCAACTGCAAAAGTTAAATCATTAGATAAAGATAAAATTATTGATGCTGTAGGTGGGCCAATGAGCAAAGCAGAAGCAGCTGGTATGGCTGTTGGTGGTGCAACTGCAATAGGCGTAGCAGCATTAACTGCATCTATGCTAAAATCTTCTACACCTAAAGAATCAGAGTATGATATTAAAAGATTGACTGATGGTAGATTTACCACAACATTTAAAGATGCAAGTAGAAATGCAGTTTTTTCATCTAAACAATTATCGGAAAAAGATATTAATGATGTAAGAAAAAATTTAGCAGTATTAGAAAGTGTAGTTTTATCTACTAATCCTTCATACTTAGAAAAACAAGAGTTTATGGCAAGATTAAATTATTTAAACGATAAATATGGAATTACAAATATAACTGGTAAAAACTTATCAATATTAATTCCACAGGTATAGATGGCAGTAACTAAAGTAGATATTGCATCAAGAGCTTTAGTAATGGTAGGAGCTAATCCTATCTCATCATTTACAGACAATTCTACAGAAGCATTAATTACAAACACTCTTTATGAAGAAGTAGTTGAATCTACATTATCA